TTATTGAGCTTTTCGGCCTGATGTTATCACCGGACTGCAATCACCCTCCGAAGTGATAACTGTCCGTTCTTCTTCCGTGCCGCGAGCGGGTGGCGCGATGAGGTGCATGGCGTCACCGGCGAGCTTCCTGCGGTTCGCTTTGCGCGTATAAAGCGCCGCCTGTTTCGGGCTTTCCCATCCATATATCGCCATAAGCTGATGCTCGGTCGCGCCGTTGTCGGCCGCGATCGTCGCGCCTGCCTTGCGCACGCCGTGCGCTGTGCAATGGGGGAGGCCGGCCTCGTTGCAGCGTTTGCGAAACCAGTTGCCGAAGCCGTTTGCCGTGAACGGTTTGCCGAACTCGGTCACGAGAAAGGTGAGATTGCCGCCCTCGTAGGCGTCGATGCTTTCCATGAGCTGCGGCAGCACCGGGATCTCGCGATGCTTTGCCTTCTTGCGCTGCCCCTTCTGCTCGGTGAAATGGAGCCACGGGTCCGGATGCCGCCGGATCATCTGCCGGCCAAGCTGCACAGCGTCGCCGCGCCGCACGCCGGTGAAAAGGAGAAGCGAGAGCGCCAGATGCGCCTTTGTGCCGACCGAGTGATGCGCGAAGAACTGCCGTACTTCGTCGATCGACCAGGTGTGGAAGCCGTCTGAGCCATTGCGCAAATAGGGAATATCGCGGGCCGGATTGGTTTCGGCTTCTCCGGCCTCAATCGCCCACGCAAAGACCGCCCGAAGCGCCTTGACGCGCGTGTTGGCGGCTTCCGGCGTATCGGCCTTGCGGTCGCGCAGCACGCGCACGGCCTTGGACGTGAACTTGGCGACAGGTACATCGGCAAAGAGAAGTGCAGCATCTGGCTTCACGGGCTCCTGCAACATCTGCTCGATGATGCGACGGCGCACATATTGCGTGCGCTCGTTTAACGACGTCCGAAACTCCGCGCTCGAAAACCAGGAGACGCACAACGCGCGGAACGAACCGGGCCTTATGAGGTGGCGGCCGCCGGCTGCTTCCAGTGCACGTGGCGCGATGGCACCGGTCGCTTCGGCAAGACAGCGGCCGTATTGCTTCATGAAGTCTTCGGAGCCGAAGGTGCCGTGCAGACGAATGCGCGGGCCGGGACGCTTCCAGAAATAGAGGCGCACATTGCCGTAACGGTCTTTCTGCTCCACCACGTAGCGGAGATGCTTTTTCACCATGGTTCCGGCCGGTCATACTGCGAAGTCGATGTCGTTTCCCTTGCCATCATCCTCGGGAAGCTCGTCATAGGCAATGTCGAGCTTCCAGATATCCCAGGTCTTGCAACCGTCGATCAATTTCGGTCGCGGCATTCGGCGATCCTTGACCAGATCGTCGAATTTTGAGGGGCTGACCCCGATATAAAGCGCAGCCTCTTCCCGGCGAAGCCCGCGCCGGGGCTTCAGCTCCGTGTGCCGCAGGTTCTGCTGTGAAGGCGGCTTTTCATCCATGGGTATCTGGCCGCGCGGTGGCATCAGTGTCCCTTCAGCGTGAAGGTCGTGGCAGGCCGGCGGGGGTCTTCCGTCCAGTCCGCGAGCGCGGCGCGGGTCGCCTCCCATTCGCCGGTTGCCACGGCATGCGCCTGATCTCCATCGAAGATGAAGAGAGCTATCGGCAACCGCTCGTCGGCGACCTCCTCGACGCGTTTGTCGATGTGGCGGGCAAGCTCCTGCATGAGTTCGTCAAGGGCGGCGGCGCGGCTCATGTGGCGCCTCCGGTCGGGTCCAGGTCAGGGCGTATCGGCTGGCCGTCGATCATGGTCTGGTACACGATCTCCTGTCCGTCCTGCCGCTCGTGGCGGAACCAGCAGAAGCGCTCGCGCGGCCAGTGGATGTAGTGGTGTTTTCCCGTTGCAAGGTCCGATATCTGCGCGATGACGAAAACGGAGCTGCTGGCCGTCCAGAAGGTGTGTTTCACGTTTTCGAAGGTGACAGGCGTCGTGCTGTCGTCGCGATAGAGCGTGATTTTGTGCAGCGATTCGCTCATGCGGCACCGCCTTCCTTGTCGTCGCCCCACTTGGCGATGTAATCCTTCAGCGGCATGTATCCGGCCTCGACGGCTGCGCGATCCTCTGCACGCTGCTGCTGCTTCGCCGCATCGTCCTGCAGCGTGTGACGCAGCGAGCGCTGCACGACTTGCGTCACGAGATGGTTGTAGGCAGGGAAGTCCAGCTTGCCGAAGTCGACCTGGAGATGCTCGGCGAGCTTTGCTTCGAGCGTCTTGCCGAATTCCGAATAGGGGCGGGTGGCGGAGGACACCACATCCTTCACCATCTTCTCGACATAGCCGTCGACGATCTCCTTCGCCTTGCCGCTATCGAACAGCTCCACAAGCGATGTGTTGATCATTTCCTGAAGGCTGTTCATGCCAGTTCCTCCTCGGCTTCGCCGTCAAGAGCGATGCGCCGGTCGACTGTGGTGTAGTCATATTCCTCCGCTTCCTCGTTCACCTCTTCGTCTTCCTCCGGCTCCGGAGTCATATGCGGCGGCACCGGCACGCCGATCTTCTGGGAGAGGGCGAGCGTTTCGCCATCGAGCGTGTGCGGATGGAAGAGCATGGAGCGGCTTACCTGGAGCTGCGCGTAAAGGCGGGTCACATCCGCGTCCGGCTGGTTCGTGAGCCATGCGCGGAGGAAGGGGATGTCCGCCGCGTCGATGAAGCCGATATCTTCGTTGCGCGGCACATCGGCAAGCGCGACGCCCTCCTCGATAGCGTCGAAGACGAAAGGGCTGCCCGTGGCGGACTGAATGATCTCCGCTGTCGCGGGGAGATTGACAGTCATTATGTCGAAGTGAACCGGACGCCACGTCGTACCGAGACCGGCAAGGTCGCGCAGGATCTCCGTTCGGAAGTAGTCCGCCGCGCGCGCGGCAACGGCGGCAAGCATGTCGCGTTGCCATCGCGAGCCTGCCGCCAGCTCTTCTTCCCTTTTCTTGCGGCGGATCTCGGGCTCAAGATCGAGCTGCGCTTCGTCCTCCGCCGCGCCATCCTCGTCATCGTCCGGCCCGCGTGCCGCGCTTCGCTCGTCGGGACGTCCGTACTCGATCTCGATATCGTGACGCCAGCGGTCGACGGAGACGAAGGCGTGAAGCTCCTTCAAAGCCTCCGGGGTCTCTTCGGCGATGTCCTCTTCGTCCAGATGGTGGAAGCGCGAATAGTCGAAATATTCACCGATCGCGAGAAGCGTGACGCTGGCAAAGCGTCCACTGGCCTTGATCTCGTCGACCTTCTGCTGCGCGGCCTTGCGCTGCAGCTTCATGAAGGCGTCCGTGTCGGCGAAGACGCGCTCCGTGCCGGTTCCCATATAGTCGCCCTTGTATTTCTTAAGGTCGAACCCGGCCACGCGCACCGGCACCTTGCCAGCCTTCGCCTTGTCCCGCAGCGAGGCGGCGCTGTAGCCGTTCCTCACCGCGTAAGTCACGAGTTCGTTCTGCTCTTTTTCGAAGGGCGTCGACACGATCGCGCGCGCCTGGTCGAGCGTGATCTGCCCCTCGGCCAGCGCCTTGCGGGCGACGGGCTTCAGCTTGTCGAAAAGCTGGAGCCGGTCCTGCACCGTGCGCGGCGCGATGTGGCAGGCGGTGGCGATCTTCTCCGTGTCCCATCCAAGCGAAGTGAGCGCCTTGAAGCCCTCCGCCTCCTCGAGCACCGGCACGTCCTGCCGCTGCAGGTTTTCGATGAGCGCCAGCGCGCGGGCTTCGGTGTCCTTCATGCTGCGCACGAGGCAGGGGACCGGGAAGGTATCGTCGATGCGGTTCTGCGCGCGCAGGCTCATCATTGCCGCGTAGCGCCGCCCGCCCGAGTTGATCGTGTGGATGTCCTCGCCGTCCGCCTCGCGCACAACGAGGTTCTGCAGCACGCCGTTCTCCGCGATGCTTTCGGCCAGCCCGGCGATATCTTCCGGGTCGAAGGTCTTGCGGTAATTGTCCGGGTTCGGCCGGAGGTTGCCGAAGGGGATGGCGACGATGCCTGCCGCATCGCCTTGCTGGCGCACGGCGTGCGCCGGGGGGCCGGGAATCTCGATGCCCGCCGCCTGCAGCAGAGCTTCGAGCTTGCCGCCGGGAAGGGCCGAAGCGACCTTGCCCCAATTGCCCTCGCCCATATCCTTGCGGCCTTTTACGGCGTCGCGGATGTTTCCGTCACTGACCCCGGCCTTTTGCGCGAGGCCGCGATAGGAAAGCTTCGCATCGTCGCGATCCGCCTCCATGGCGGTGACGCGGGCTTTTTGCTGCTTGTCCATCTGTCTCTCCTGTTTGAGGTGTCCGTCCCCGGATGGCCCGTCCGCCGGGGGGGGCGGACGGGCCGGGCGCCTGCGCATCGAGGATCTTGAGGGATGCCGATGGCAGGCGCCTTTCGGGGGGGGGGCAGGTTCATTCGATGCGCCAGCAGCGCACGCCGTTCCTGACCTGCCGTGTGGTAAAGCGGAGCGTGTTGGGTTCACTGTCCTTGCGAAATTTCTTGGCGGCCGCCGCAACCGACTGACGCTTGCGGATGCGTTCCGCCGCGTCCTTCGTCTGCACGAAGAAGCTGTCGCCCGGCTGCATCTCCTCGAAGGGGTAGAGGCGACGGGTCTGGTATGTGACAGGCGGCACAGGCACGCCCTTGTCGATATTGATGGTCATGTCGGTTCCCCGTCCTGTCGCGAGCGAAGTCCGCGACGATGTAAAAAAAGCAGGTTCATTCGATGCGCCAGCAGCGAGCACCGCCCTCGACCTGCCGCACGGCGAAGCGTGGCTTGCCGGGTTGCCGGCACGACCAGCGCCGCGCAGCGACGCCCAGGCGCTTCCCCGTCTGTTTCGATTCAGAGGGTTTGCAGGGAACGAGAAAGCTGTCGCCCGGCTTCATGTCCGGGAAGGGGTAGGTCCGGCGTATCTTCTGCTGCGGGTCCGGAACCTCAATGCCCTTTTCGATCTCGAAGACCATGCCTGCTCCCTCGGTTGCGGCGCACGCCGCGCGCCTGTGGAGTGCAATATGCACTATCCGAAACCACGGCACAAGTGCGAAACGCACAAAACGCAAAGGCGGGAGGAAAGCGGGGATTCGCGCGGTGTGGCGGCATGCGCTATAAGGGTGGTGAATAAATGGATGGGGGATCAGATGAGATCAGGACGAATCGCCGGGCTGGCCGCCATCGTGCTGGCAGCGCTCGTGCTCGCCGGCTGCGCGCAGCGGCAAAGCCAGAACGTCTACAAATATGACGAGGTCGGGCAGGCCAGCGCCGTGACCTTCGGCACAATCGTCGCCAGTCGCGAGGTCGATATCACCGGCAAGAACACCGGCACGGGCGGGCTTGTCGGCGCGGCGGTCGGCGCGGGCGCGGGCTCCTATGCGGGCAGCGGCTCGGGCAATGCCTGGGCGATCAGCGCGGGGCTTCTCGCCGGCGCCGTCGCCGGGGCGCTGATCGAGCAGGCCGCCGCCGACAGGACCGGCGTTGAATATGTCGTGATGCTGCAAAGCGGCGTCGCGCTCACGGTGGTGCAGGATATCGGCAAGGGCGAAAGCACGCTGCCGGACGGCATGCGCGTGATGGTGCAGAATACCGGCGGCTATCAGCGCGTCCTGCCGGCAGAGGCATTGCCGACGCAGATGGCGCGCCCCAAGGGCATCGAGCTGGTCGATTGATGCGCGCGTCCCTTTTTGCCCTCGCGCTCCTCGCGCTCGCCGCGTGTTCGTCGCCCGTCAAAGTGGGTCTGCCGAATGCGGACTGGAATGACGGTGGCAGGATACCCGGCCGCTATGCCGCGACCATCCAGAGCGGCGCCTGGCGGAAGGACATTTCCGCCGAAGGCTTTGCCTGTGGCGGCTGGACCTTTCCGACCGATGCCGACGGCGCCTATGCCGTCGCGATGAAGAAGGCGCTCGACGACAATTTCGAAAGCGTCACCCTCACGCCGGAGATGAAACCGGCAGATCTCGCCGCGCAGGGATATGACGCATCGATCATCGTCTATCAGGGTGCGTTCGACACGCGGCTGCTGATCGTCGAACAGGCCTACTGGACATTCGGCGCCGAGGCCTCGGTCGGCATGAGCGGGATCGTGGCGCTGGTGGGGCCGGGCGGCTTGATCGGTCAGGCGAGCCCCGAAGGGAGCGGGGCAAGGCGCGGCAAGATTGCGCTCTGCGACGATGCAGGGCCGATGATCTCCACCGCCTCGCGCATGGCGCTGATGGGTTTCATCCAGAACGCAACGCGGGAAGCGCGGGCGCTGGCGACAACAACCAGGTGAGCCGCGCGCGATGGGATATGTTGTGATCTGGCTTCTCTTTGCGGGTGCCGCCGCCGTCGTCGCGTCCAACAAGGGACGGTCCGGCGCCGGCTGGTTTCTGCTCGGCGCCGTCTTCGGCCTCTTCGCGCTGATTGTCGTGGCGGTGCTGCCCAATCTGAAAGCCGAAGCGCGCGACGTGGCGACGGCCGCCGCGGTCGCGGCCATCGCCGCCCGCGATGCGGATGGCGGCGAGACCATGACCTGCCCCAGCTGCGCGGAAACCATCAAGGCCGCCGCCGCCCGCTGCCGCTTCTGCGGGCATGAGTTCCGGCCGCCCGCTATCTCGGCTTGATGTCCTCGACCGGCGCCGCCCATTCGAGCGTCTGGTTCTCGCGCGGCGGTGCGTTCCAGCTTTCGAGCGTGTAGGTGTTCTTCTCAGCGCCGCGCCTGATCTTCTTGATGAGCACCGGCCCGTCATTCGCGACCTTCACCACGCAGAGCCTGTTGAGGCAGGCCGAGGGCACGCCGTCGCGGTCGCGCCGATAGACGATGATCCAGCCATCCTCCAGCGGATACATGCTGTCGCCCCTGATGATGAGCGCGACCGCGTCGGGCGGCAGCACGCCCGCCTCGACCGTGTCGAAACCCTCGCCTTGCGCGTAGGCATCGACCGGATGAACCTCGGCGCCGGCGCCGACATAGCCGACAACGGGGATATCGTCTCGGCGGCCTGACTTCCCCTTGCCGGTGAGAAGCCAGCCAATATCCACTCGAAAGAAAGCTGCATATCGGGCGGCGACATCTCGGCGGATGCCGCGCGTGCCGTTCTCGTGCTGGGTGTAGGTGAAGATGTTCGCACCCATGGCCTTGGCCGCCGTCGAGGGCGACCTGTAACCCGCCTTCTTTCTAGCTTCCTGTAATCGTTCATGAATTTCCATGTGCGCAGATTGCACTCAGGTGGAGTGCGTTTGGCACTTGACAGGTGAAGTGCAAAACGCACAAGCTCTGCCATCATGACAGACCGAATCGACATCAAGGCGCTCCGCCAGGCCCTCAATCTCACCCACGCGCAGCTCGCTGTCCGCGTTGGCGGCGTTCACCGCACCACCGTGTTGCGCTGGGAGAACGGCAAGAGCACGCCGCAAGGCCCGGCCCGCAAGGTTCTGCTCGACCTGCAGGCGGAAGCCGAAGCCAGACGCTCCAAAGAGGAGGCCGCGTGATGGGGAGCTACCTCCAAGCCTCAGTGCGTCTTGTTGATGGCAGCGTAAGCGGTCTCGTTGGCGAACTGGATGCGTGCCTTGGCGTCGATATTCAGGCCGCGCGCACGGCACCAGACCGGGAACTCGTCCGGATCGATTATGGCGGTAATGACGATGTGCCCCTTGCGTTCGAGGTCGCGCTTGCCACGCTCCGCAGCCTTGCTCCACGCAAAATAGGTCGGGGGCAGCTTTTCTGCGTCCTCCATGATTTCGAGAATGCGCGGGTAATCCTGTCGCGTGTACCAGGCCATGCCGGCAGCGCGGACGGGTTGGGCGGTCATGACATTGTCTCCGTGTGTTGTGGCGACAACACGGTAGACGCGGGCGGGGAGGGCGTCGAGTCACTGACTCAAGCCCTTTCCGCCCGTTCGTCCGCATACGTCTGGTTCGGACCCGGCAACGGCGGAAAGACGGGGACGGGGGCGCTCGCTCCCGGCGCCGCCGCCTGCCGTCCTTCCGCCGCGCCTGCCCGCCCCGGCCACCGGGGGGCGGCGGCATGACGGACCTCCTGCATTTTCCGGACGACGAGACCAAGGCGTTCCGCCGTGCGCGGGCCGAAGCCTGTGCCCGCGCGGCGCAGGATGCGCGGGTGGTCGAGAGCTGCCTCGTGCTGCTCAATGACTGTATCGCATCGCGGCCGGGCCGGGACGGGAAGTATCCGGCACCCGATCTCGCCCGGTGGATGAGCGAGGCGCAGGCGGTGCTGCATGAGGTCAAAGCCCAGCCCGCCCAGATCCGCATGGAGGCGGGTGTCGCTGAGCGCTGCCTCAAGCTCAAGGGTCTTATCGACGAAGCCGAGTTGTCGCGCTTCGTCACGGTGACGGCTTGCGAGCCGTCCTCCCTCGATATGGCGCGGGAGGTCAATGACGACCTCGTCAACCGCGCGCGGCGTTTCAGTCGCGACGGCAAGGGGCCGATCTTCCTTTTCGACTCCACGCCCGGCGCTTTCGAGGACGGGGTCAAGCGACGCTTCCTCGAAGCAGGCGGCGCATCCCGGCTTTCGCCGGGACAGGCGGCCTCCGGCGCACGGCGTGCGCCGGGTGCGCCCGCCGCCAATCTCACGCCCGGCCTCATTTCCCGCGATTTGCGGCTTCCCGCCGGTGCGCCCGTCACCGCCGGGGAGACGGCGGGCGCGGTCACCCCTCCCTCCTCCTCGGTGGCCGCGTTCGCTGTTCACTTTTGCGTCGGTGTTGGGCGCTCGGTCGGGACGATGCTCCGTCCCTCGCGCATGCGGGTTCGCTCTCTTTTCCATGGCGCGAGGATGCCGCGCACGCTCCGGAAAGTAATGGAGAAAGGGCGCGGGCTTTTCTCCCGTGCGCGGGGTGGCGCATGACCGGGCGTTTTCACTCCGAAGACACTTACTTGCGCCTGAAGGCGGCGACGCGGCTGCTCATGCGCGATGCCGGGGGGCTGGAGCTAGCCGCGAAGGTGACGCGGATCGAACGGGCGGAACTGTCGCGCTGTGAGAATCCGAATGTCGGCCGCTTTCTGCCTGTCGACGTGCTGCTCGATCTCGAAGCGGCGAATGGCGAACCGCATCTCACCCGCGAGATCGCCCGCGCGCAGGGCCATGTGCTGATTGAGCTGCCCAGCCTCGACGGCACGGGCGAGTGGGGACGCCACCTCGGCGACATCGCCAAGGAATGCGGCGAGGCCATTGCCGTGGTGGGCCAAGCGCTCGCCCAGGGCGGCACGATCACGGCGGAAGAAGTCCGCGAGCTGAACATCACCCGCGAAATCGACGAAGCCGTCGAAAAGCTCATCGCGCTGCGCACGGCGCTTGCGGACCTCGAGAAACGGGGGAAGCGGAAATGAACGATCCTCTCTTCGATATCGAGAGCCGCTATCACTGGCGCTATGCCGACGACTGCCTTCATCTCGCCGATGAGGCGAACACGACGCTTGAAGTTCATGGCGATCTTGCCGGGCGGCTCGCTGACGGGTTGCAGATGCTTGAGACGGCCGGAGTCTACATGCAGCCGGTGCTTTCGCTTCTCTGGCACACGGCAGCTGCGGGCTCGGCCGGCCTGATCGTTCCTCAGCATGAGGGAGGCGTGTGATGGGGCAGGTGCGGCTCACCCATGAACAACGCCTCGTGCTCGCCGTCGACCGGCTTCTCAGCGGCTCGCGCGACGAAGAAGCCGTGCGGCGTGAGCTGCGCGAGATGATCGAACGACCGCTGGCGGAGTGCATCGACAAACCGGTTTACACGGCACTGCGCGGAGCCGCGCGCGCCTGGCTGATGACGGGCGCGAACCATCCACAGCGGGCACAGCTGAAAGCACATCTCTTCAATGCCCGCGAGCTGGTCCGCAATGCGCAGGCACCGATGACGGTCGCCTATACCGGCGGCGCCCGCCCCTACATTGAAAGGGACCGCTGATCATGACGCCACTTGTCGCACGCGGCGGGTCGACGCTTCGGACAAACCCGAACCAGCTTCACGAAACGGAAGAGGCGGGCACGCTCGCCCTGCTGGCGCGGGAAGGGCGGCGCATGGCGCATGTTTCCGGCGATATATGGGAGCCGGCCTGTGGGCGTGGCCGCATGTCGCGCGTGTTTAGCGCGGCGGGTTTCCGCGTGACCTCGACGGATCTTGTCGACCGGGGCTTCGGGAAAGGTGGCGTCGACTTCCTGAAAGCGCGGAGGCTTCGCGCGCCCGTAGTCATTACCAATCCGCCTTATGGCGAGCTGGTCGAAAGCTTCATTCGCCATGCCCGGGCGCTCGGCGCGCGCTATCTCGCGCTGCTGGTGAAAGCCGATTTTTTCCAGGCGGCGGGGAAGGCCGCGCGGCAGCGCCTCTTCAATGAATTTCCCCCCTCGCGCATTCACCCGCTGGGCTGGCGGCTCGACTGGACGGGGCAGGGACGCCCGGTGATGAACTGCGTCTGGCTCGTCTGGGACTGGGTGGCGGGCGGCGAGCCCTTCACCGGCCAAGGCGGACGACCTTACGCGCAGCACTATGCGGCCGTGTCGAAAGACGAGGCGGTGGCGGCGCATGGCGTGCGCTTCGGGAGGGACACGTAATGGTCGATCTCGTCGGCACCTGCCCGAAAGACTTCTGGAAAGAGTGGATAGCGGAAGGCGACATCGCTGGAACGCCGGAGTCCGGCCAAACGTGGGGATGGTACACGCGCCACAGCTATCGATTTCTGATCCGGCCCGGCGACAGGTTTTACGTGGTCGCACATGGAAAGCTGAGAGGCTACGCGCCGGTAATCGGTATGGACGGCCCCGCGATCCTGCGCCGGGGCGGCGCGGTCGCAGTGACGATTGACGAACCGATCCCGGGCTTTCGCGGCCTGCGCAAACGCTGGTGGCCGCGCGAAGTGGAGCAGCCGTTCCCCGATTGGAGGCTGCCATGACACAGCGCGATCTCTTCGGCGGCCGGGCGCGCGCGGATACCGGCCTCAGGGAGCCGGTCGAACTCGATTGCGAGGTCACGGTCATTCGCGAGTTTGCGGTGCAACTGAAATTCATTTCGCCGGAAGGGCAGGAGGGCGAGGCATGGTGCCCGCGAAGTCTCCTTCGCTTTCGCGGCAACGGGCAGGCGCGCATGGGCGCCCAGGTGCTCGACATCGAGCGCTTCAAGGCAAAGGAGATCGGGGCGATATGACGAGGCCAACGCTTAAGGATTTCACGCCGACCAAGGAGACGATCAGTCTGCATGGACTCGGCTTCCTCCAAATTCGGCTGACTGCCGACATGCGGATGCATGTCTGGCATCCGGAGCTGCCTCGCCGGCGCTGCTTTGAATATTCGGCGGTTCACAATCATCGCTTCAGCTTCACGTCGCGGGTGCTGAAGGGAACGCAGGTCAACCGCCGATGCGACCTGGAGATCGTTAAGCCCGAAACCGGTTCGCACCTGCTCATCAGCCATAACGGCCCGCGCAGCGAAAAAGGCTCGCGGCTCAGCTACCCGGTGGCGGATGCGAATGTGATCGAGCGTCCAATCGAACGCTATGCTCCGGGCGAGGCGTACTTCATGCCGGCTTACGAGTATCACCACACGCCTTGCGACGGGATCGTGGTGACAGTCATCCAGAAGCATGAAGAGCACACGATTCATGCGAACAGCGTTTGCAGGCGTGGCGTCGAATTCGACTACGACTTCGACCGCTTCCAGCTTTCGCGCGACGAACTCTTCTCTTACGTCATGGATGCCCTCCAGACATCGGAGGTGACATGAAACGCGAACTCACCGAAGAGCATCGAGCAATGCGCCGCGGCCTTCTCTGGCTTGCGGCGGGCGCCGTTTCCTCTGTCACGACGGGCTTGATCGGTGTCGGGCTTGGCTTTGGCGAGGGCGTTTTCTTCGCCTTCGCGACCATTGCCATGGCGACCGCCGGGCTAGCGCTTCTCTTCGTCGAGCACATCACCGTCGCAGGGGAGGAAGCCGAGGAACCGGAAATCGTGTTCCGGCCGATGCGACTCTCTGATGTGGACAAGCAACTTGTAGAGGCGGAGCGCGAGATCAACGAACGCATCTGCTTGGCCATTGCCGGCCGGCTTTAAGGGAAATGTTCCACATGAACAATTCGCAGACGGACGAAAAGCGAATCCCGGACTCCGCGGGGACAGGTGGCGATGTGTGCGCCGAGCAGGTGCGGGAATGGTGCTGCTCTAAAATTGTGGAAAGCGACTACGGCGTGCTTGCGGAGAAGCTGTGGTCAACACGCGGGCTCGACGATCTCGAAGGAGACGAAGATGACTGGGATGCAGAGTACGGCGATGGGGGGCATTATTCCCGCCGCCGACGCTTTCATCCTGATCCGCGAAGCCACGAACCATTACCCTTTTCCGTTGACCGAGCCGCTTCTCGACGCGGCGCTCCGCGATTTGCAGCCGCATGTCGCGCATTACCTCGTGAACGGCGTGGGTGCCGATGGCGTCGAAAGCGTCGTCGTTGATGAGATCATCAGGAAATTGCTGGAGGAACCCGATGCGCTTCTCGGTTGAAGCTGCCGCGCTCAAACGCGCCGTCGCCCTTGTCAGTCCTGTGCTGCCGCGACGGGCGACGGTCCCCATTCTCGAAAATGTCCTGCTGACCTTGTCCGGTGATTGCCTGCGGATCACGGCGAACGATCTTGACCAGGGGGTGACGGTCGAGATGACGGTAGCGGGGGAGGAAAACGGGCAGACAACAGTGAACGGGGCACGGCTCAAGAGTATCGCCGATACCGCGCCTGCCGGCGCACAGATTTCACTGTCGGCGGCGGAAGATGCGAGCAAGGCCGCCGCCGTGGCTTGCGGGCGAAGCCGCTTTCGCCTTGCCGTTCTACCCGTCACTGAGTTTCCCGTTCCGAAACCCGTTAGCGGTATCGTGCTGGAACTTCAGCCGGGAGAACTGGGGCGCATACTTTCGGCCTCGGTATGCAGCTCACACGAGGACGCGCGCTACTATCTGAACGGGGTCTTTCTTCATCGCAAACAAAAAGAGCTGTGCGCGACGGCGACTGACGGTCACAAGCTGGCTCACATCCCAATGTCCTTGCCGGAAGGCGGCGAGCAGTTGGAGGACAATCCAGATGGCGGCGGCGGATACATCATTCCGAACGCCGCGCTGCGGCAACTTTCTGCCATGGGGGCCGACAAGGCCTGCTCCTTGATCCTGACCGAGACAGCGGTCGAGGCGCGGATCGACCTCGGGAAGGATCAGGGACCGCTGATATACCGGACAAGGCTTGTCGACGGGCAGTTCCCTTCCTACTCGCGGGTTATTCCGCCCCGTGAAAATTTTGAAGGCGCGGCGCTTGTGAACACCGGGCACTTTCGCGCCGCACTGAAACGCTGCTCCGTTGCGTTGAGTGCGGTGGAACATGCCTCGTCCGGCAGGCCGAAAGAGGCTGTTGCTCTCCATTTCGAGAACAACGTCCTGCGGGTTGAGGCGACGGGCGCCTTGGGGGAAGCCGCGAGCGAAGAAATCGACATCGAGTGGAGCGGCGCTTCGCTCAGATCTGGCTTCAACTGGCGATATCTGGACCTGATATCCGAAGCTGTCGACTCGGAAAACCTGCGCTTCTGGCCGAGCGTCGAGGGACCATCACGGTTTGAACCCGAGGTGGAAGACGGCCGCATCTACGTCGTCATGCCGATGAGGACCTGACCATGGGGTTTCGCTCGCCCGGGGCTGACCGGCGCTTCCTTTCCGAAACAATGCAGCAGCTGCGCCTCGCGCCGCAGGCTGGCGTCATCCAGTTCATCGTGGGCGATGCTGCGCCGGAGATCGGCGCGCATACGGCGGGCGCCTATACGGCCTCGCGGCACTACGCCGCCGAGCCCTGGCACAAGCTGACGGCGGCACTGCTGTTGCTTGAGGATATCGCAGAATGGCTCGGCAGCGGCGAAGGGCTGGCCGATCCGGAGCTTGCGGGTGTGCGCGAACAGGCGATCGCGGCGCTCGATGCCTTCGGGCTCGCGCCGGGTGACCTCAAGGCGGAACTCACGAACGACACGGACACAACCCGGCATTCGCCGGGGTGTCCAGAGAGCGGCACGACAGATGACAATTGTCACCATGTCGGGAAGGCGCACGGCGTGCGGAAAGGGGCTGGCGGAGAGGGCACGATGTAATGACACGCGCCGAAGCACAGCGACGTGAGCCGCATCCAGCTCCTAGCCGAGCGCTACCTCACAAAGAAGAAGACCTCCGGCGGCAAGGATTCACAAAAAGGGCTTTCGGTATGACAGACAACCTCCTCCGCGAACTCAAATGGCTCTCGCCGGCGGCGAAGACGCGGGCCGGGGAAATGATCGTCGGGGGCGGTAAGGCCGCGACGTCGCCTGGCATGAAAGCGCCGGAAGGTGAGCTGGACGCCTTTCTGTTCGAAGTCGGCCGCTCGCGCGGGCAGGCGCTGATGATCGTGGACAGCGTTGCCACGGCGCTCGACGCGGCGGGCGATCTTGCACCGAAGCGAGCGGAAGGGGCGCTGGAGACAGACAAGAGCCACACATATGCCGAGCGCATCGCAATGCTGGTGAAGGCGGCGAGGGAGGCCGAGGAAGCGAAAAGGCAATTGCGCCGCCTAAACGATTACATCGCCGGCTGCTTGGTATGACGCGCGGCCTCATATCGCCCGTTTACGGTTTCGGTGCGGACGGCGCGCGCGAAACGCGCGGAGAGCGCCGCCGCATGCGGCCCGTGCCGGTGCCTGTGGATGTGCTGGAGGGCTTGCAGCCCGCCGCGCGGGAGCGGGGCATATCCGTGCCGGAACTCGCCCAGCGGCTTCTGGAGACGATCAGCGCCGAGAAAATGGTGACGGCAGTGCTGGATGATGAGGCGGACGGCAAACCGCGAGGGAGATATCTGTGAGGGGCGGAAAACGCAGCAGGAACGACTCGGCCGATCTCACGCTGGAGCGGGTGTACGGGCTGATTTCCGCCGCGGCGGAGAAGAACGCGACCGCGCCGACGCACAGGGACATGATCAAGGAGGTCGGTGCGGACAATGGCCGTATCGCCTATGCGGTCGGCAAGCTTGTAAAGGAAAAGCGGATCGAGAAGAGGATCGATCCGGAGCACTTCTCGCGCCGCTGCTATCGGATTGTCGCGACGGGCGCAACCACAGCGCGATGGGACAAGGCGTTTGAGAAGCTGCCGCCGAGCAAGAGGCGCGTGGCGATGGAAGCACCGTTGACTGATTCTGCAAAACGCAAGCGAAAGTGCATGTGCTGCGGTGAAGACTTTCTGAGCAAGGGCGCGGGCAACCGGCTCTGCGTCTCATGCGGGAGTAAGGACGGCGGCTGGCCGCCTGTGGCGCGCATTGCGCTGTGACGCGATGGGTCGCCCTTGAGCGGAAGGACTTCGGGCTAGAGGGCCTGTCGAGCGGACGATAGGCAAAGACGAACGCGCCACGCGGCGCGCAATGCAAGGGGCTGTAAGTGAGCAAGAGGCGGCTGAGTATCATTCCGGCGGCGGCGGTGGCCGACCCCAATCTTAACGAGACATGTCTGCGTGTTCTCGGGCAAATCGGGACGTATACAGACAATGAGGGCTGGTGTTTTCCGCGCCAGGGCGAGATCGGCAAGGTGCTTGGAATCGGACGCCCGGCCGTTAACCGCGCGGTCGCGAAGCTGGCTGAACTGGGCTATCTCGAGGTGCATCCGCAGCGCCGGAAAGACGGTGGGAAGGCGGCAAATCTCTACCGGGTTGTCCTCGATCCGCCGGTGAATCCGGTGCCTTCAGAGGGCTGCGAAACGCACCCCCCTGTATCGGCGGAGGCACATGGGGCATGTGCTCACAGCGATACATACCCCTGTGCTCACAGCGATACATACCCCTGTGCTCACAGCGATACATACCCCTGTGCTTCCAGCGATACAGGGCATGAATCCGCAGGGAGCACAGGGCATGTATCGCCTGCGGATACATCAATAACGAGTCAACTTAACGAGTCAGAGATTCCTGAAGACGCGCGCGCGTACAGCGATACATCGCCGCCTGTTGCCTTCGACCCCGCCCGCACTGCACTCGCCCGGCTGAAAGCCGAACTCGGCAAGGCGACCTACAGCTCGTGGTTCAAACAAGTTCGCGTTGAACTACCGGAAGCGCGCGACGGGGCGGCCCTGATCCGGGCGCCATCGGCATTCTCTGCGAATTACATCCGCCAGCATTTCGGGGACAGGCTCGAAGAATTGCTCGGCAGGAGGATCGAGGTCGTGGCGCACGGCGTGCGTCCAGCGAAAACAAAGCGGGCAGGGAGGCAAGGCAGATGACGGCTGACATGAAAACGGAAATCATCGACTGGACAGGCGTGGAAGCGCCGAGTGCCTATCCATTGCCCGCATGGCTCGATCTGCTCTCGGCGTCCGAACGCGGGGAGCGCGACAAGCGGATAGCATCGGCGGCGCGGATGGGTTTCGTGAAGATATCGCAGGAAAGGCTCGCTCAAACAGCGCCGGCCTTTCCGGGCTTCGTGTCGCGAAAGCCGGTCAAGCGGCGTGGCAAGAACGCGGCCAAGGTTGGCGAGGCAGTTGATCGCGGCACGCCGCAAACCCGCGCGAAGCTGAAGACTGATCAAGTGCAGGCGCTATTCCGGCGCGGCACACTGGACCAAGTGCATGTGGCAGCGGCGGATCGCATCGCCTCTGTGCGTGAGGCGCTGGGGCGCGGGCTCACGCCGGGCGCGGCGGTGATCGGCACGCGCGTGCAAGGGGGCGCTGCCTTCCGCGATCCGATGCAGCGCATGAACGAGCGCGAGGGAAAGTGGTGGCTCGAGGAGTACCGGCCATGGCTGGCCGACCTTGTGAGCGATCCGATCTATCGCGAGACGAAGACGAAGCGGCAGGTGTTCTACTGCGCAATCGGTTTCACGATGGCGATCGTTGTTGATAACTGGTGCCTGGCCGACGCGGAGGATTATTGCGGCATTCCGCGCAACATGGGCGTCGGTGCGGTGCTGCTGCGAATCGCGCTCGATAGATACGCGCTGATCGCGGGGATGCGCGCAGGCGAAAAGACCAGCGAAATACGGGCGTTTGAGAAGGTCGCTTGACTTGCCGCCACTTCGACTCCTAAATCACCACACTGCAAGACGAGCGCCCCACGGGAAACCGGCGGGGCGTTTTCGTTTCCGGCAACCCGTCAGACGGAGGCCGCCATGTGACCGCGAGTGGCCTGTTGCATGACGGCGTGCCCGCGAAGCCGCCGCCTGCAACAGGTTCGCGGGTCCTTCCCCGGCGAAAGGCGTATACGGGCGGCAAGGGCGTGCGGTTTCGCTAGTGGGGGCCTCGGATTTTGATGCAACACCCGCAACGCGATGCAACAGGGCAGGGCAACAAACACGTTGCACCGCGCAACATCGTCAGCGGTGGCGAGGCCGCGAAGCGGCTCGGCATCAATCGCTCGACGCTCTCGCGCTATCTGAAAACCTACCCGGAGCTGAACCATTCGCGGATCGATGGAAAGATCGCCGTCGATCTCGATGAACTGGCGCAGCATCGCGGCGAAAACATCAACATGATGAAATCTGGCAACCATGCCGGTCGCGTATTTGACGAGCCCGCGCCGGCACCGTTGCTGCGCCCCGAGCCTCGACCCCGCGAAATCGAAACCGAAGACGAGCCGGATGACGGCGGGCTCCAGGACGAGACGGTCGCGAAAATCCGTGCACGAGCGGAGCGGATCAAACTTAACAGGCTCGAACGCGAGGAAGCCGCTGAGACCGGGCAGCTCACACCGGCGGCGGAAGTCGAGGAAGCCATCGGCAACGCGCTCGTCAAACTGCGCGATGCCCTCATGTCGCCGGACCTCGACCTCTGCGAGAAGATTGCCTCAACTGCCGATCCTGCCGAAGTCACGAGCATTCTTCGCGAAGCGCACCGGAAGGTGCTGACCAAACTCTCGGAGGATTTCGAGAACGATGCTCAACGCGGAGGCGCTGCATAGACGCTTTCCGGGGCTTGCCTCCGGTCATGTGGTTGTTGCTCGTGTCTTCGCCGAATCTCTGCGGCCGCCGCCTGACCGCACTGTTGCGGAGTGGGCCGAAGAAAAGCGCCATGTCGCTCCTGAAAGCGGTTCGCCCGAACCGGGCAAGTGGCGCAACCAGCTCGTGCCCTATGGGATCGAGCCGATGGAGTGTCTATCGCCGAGTGATCCGGCGCGAGACGTAACGCTGAAATGGGCGCGGCAGACCGCAAAGACTGCTATCGGCGAAAACTTCTTCGGCTACACGGCGGATGAAGATCCGGCACCGATGCTGATCGTTTTGCCCTCGCTTGACGAGGGAAAGAAGTTCGTCAAGACGAAGCTTCAGCCGGCAATCGATGCGTCGCCAGCCCTGCGACACAAGGTGGCCGAACAGAAGAGCCGGACGGAGGACGGCTCAACCTCCGCCTTTAAGCGGTTTAGAGGCGGCTTTGCGCAGATCACGGGGGCGAACTCCTCCAAGGGCCTCCAGATGATCTCCGTCCGCCGTCTCTGGGGCGACGAGATCTCGGAATGGCCACGAGACACGGATGGCCGTGGCGATCCCATGGATCAGGCCATTGGTCGCACCACTGCCTGGACGCGGCGAGGCGTGAAGCGTCTCTGGACCTCGACTCCTGGCATGGACGGCGAATGCCGCATCACCGACTACTACGTCGCGTCCGATCAGCGCCGCTACTACGTGCCTTGTCCTGAATGCGGCATATTTCAGGTTCTTAAATTTGAGAATCTCAAGGCCGGAAAAGACGGTCTCGCGAAGGGCTGTTTCTTCCAGTGTGCCTCTGCGAACGGTTGCGTCATCGAGCACAACAACAAGCGCGATATGGTCGCGAAAGGTGTCTGGCTCAAAACCTATAAGGACGACGACGGCAATAACCCGGCCCCACCAGAGACCTTGGGCGCAGACGAGATCGCGGCTTGGCGCGGGAGGTCATCCAATGGGCGGCAGCCGGGCTTTCATATCTGGCAGGCCTATTCGCCCTTCGTCGACTGGGAAACGATCTACTCAAAATATCTCGCGTCGCGTGGAAAGCCCCTAAAGGAAAAGGACTTCTCACAGCAGGAGCTTGGCGAAGCGCATGTCGATCGTGGTGAAGCGCCAGATCATTCGAAGCTGCTCGGGGCTGTTCTGCCCTACCGCCTGCAGACGATCCCGCTGGGCGGCCTCGTTCTCACGATGGGCGCGGACGTGCAGGTCAACCGCCTCGAATGGTCGGTCTATGCCTGGGGCGTGGCGCTCAGCTACTGGCTGGTCGACTTCGGCATCATCGAGGGCGACCCCGATACGGATGGACCGTGGCGCGCGCTGGACAGCATCCGTGCCCGCAAATATGAGGACACATTCGGGCGGGCCTGGGGCATTGAAGCCTGCGGCGTCGATAGCGGATACAAGTCGCAACGCGTCTACAACTATGCGCGCTCGCGCCCGCAGGTGCTTGCGACGGACGGCCGCGACGGATGGAATGTGCCGATTCTCGGCACGCCGAAGCGCGTCGATGTGACGGTGAGCGGCAAGTCGGCGAAGAACGGCGCCATGCTCTGGCCGGTCGGCACCTTCCAGGCGAAGAGTGAGCTTTACGGGTCGCTGCGCAAGACGATTGGCGGACCGGACGACACCGGCATGCTGCCCCTCGGCGCAGGTCATTTCCCGGACGCCTGCGACGAGGCATTCTTCCGGCAGCTCACAGCGGAATCGCTCACCCTGAAGGAGATGCGGGACGGACGTTCGAAGCGGGTCTGGGTGAAACCCAAGGATCAGCCCAACGAGCAGCTCGATATGTGGGTCATCAACCGGGCGATGGCCTATCACCTTCGTCTCGATCACTACGGCCAGGAAAAGTGGAAGCGCCTCGCCGAAGAACGGATGAGCGAGCCCGAGCAGCTCCAGCGCGACCTTGGCCGGTTATGGGCGCCGAACCCGGCCGAAGACACGCAGGCGAAAGAAGCCCGCGCGAAGTATCTCGACATGATGGAGCGCATGGCGCGCAATCTGAATTCATGAGTGAGCGGCGCACGGCGTGCGCCGGCAGGAGGAACACATGACCAAAGCCGAGATGCTGGCCGAGGCGATCGAGGCTCGGCACCGCCTGCTCAAAGGCGACCTGGAGGCCGAGATCCGCACGGCCGACGGCGAAAGCGTGAAATATGCCGCCGCCGATGTGACGCGTCTCGACAGCTACATCGCGGAGCTGGAGGCGGCAGTGACACCTTCTCGCCGTCCGCGCAGCATTCCGGTGTTCTACTGATGCCGCGCGGTGCGTCCTCCATTATCGACAAATACGGGCAGCCGATGCGCGCCTCTGCGTCCGCTGGAAACGCGCCACTCAGTGCCTATCTCGCATCCTCGGCAACGGACCCTTCCGTGGCCGCCTGGCAGCCCCGTCTTGAAAGCGCGGACAGCGCGAATAGCTATGAGCGCGAGCGTATATCGTCTCGCGTTCACGATCTCGTCCGCAATGACGGCTGGGCATCCTCGGGCGTGCAGAAACTGGTCGACGCGGCCATCGGCGGCGGTTGGCGTCTGTCGTCGAAGCCGGACTGGTTCTTTCTTGGTCAGACCCGCGAATGGGCAAAGGAGTTTCGCGACCGGACGCAATCGCTCTGGGCGATGCATGCGAATGATCCGCGCCGCTACATCGACTATGAGCGCAAGCTGGACTTCGCCGGGCTCATCGCCCTCAAGTTCCGGCATTGCTGCATCGATGCCGAGTCGCTGTCCGTCATGCGCTGGCGCGATCGGGGCGGCATGTTCGCCACTTGCGAACACGTCATCGATCCCGACCGCCTCTCGAATCCGAACTACCGAAGCGATACGGAGTTTCTGCGTGGCGGCGTCGAACTCGACACAGACGGCGCGGCTATTGCCTATCACATCCGGTCCGCTCATCCCGGCGAGACCTATCGCGGCGCGCAGCGCGCGGTGTGGGAGCCGGTGGAGCGCGAGACGGAATGGGGCCGCCCGATCGTCATTCATCACTTCGAGCCTTCACGGGCCGGTGAAACGCGGCCCGTCTCGCCGCTGGCGCCCGTGCTCGCGAAATTCAAGATGCTCAATCGCTACGACACCGCGGAGCTGCAGGCTGCGATCCTGAATGCGATCTTTGCGGCCTTTCTCGAAAGCCCGTTCAGCGGCGAAGACATCGTCAATTCGATGGATGCCGTCACACAGTATCAGGATCTGCGCGAGGAAACCGCGAAGCGCACGGGTCTCAAGGTCGATGGCGTCCGCATCAACATGCTCGCGCCCGGCGAGAAGTTCTCGATGCCGCAGGCGACGCGTCCAGCCGTCGCCTTCGCGGCCTTCGAAGCGGCCTGCATCCGCAATATCGCCGGTGCCATGGGACTCTCCTACGAGCAGCTCGCGATGGACTGGTCGAAGACGAACTACTCCTCAGCCCGCGCGGCGCTGGTCGAGGTCTGGCGTTTCATTGCCGCGCGCCGTCAGCGCTTCGCGGCCGGCGCGGTCATGCCGCATTACATGGCGTGGATGGAAGAATGCTTCGACAAGGGGCTTCTCGAGTCACCGCCTGGCGCTCCGGGCTTTCACGAGGCACCCTACGCTTATCTCGGCTGCCGCTGGATCGGCCCGCCGCGCGGCTGGGTCGATCCGGTCAAGGAAGCCCAGGGCGCGCAGCTCCGCATGGAGAGCATGGTCTCGACGCTCGAGGACGAGTGCAACGAGCAGGGCCTCGACTACGAAGAGGTCATGGAACAGCGCGCGCAGGAATTGCAGGACATGAAGGACATGAACCTGCCCATTCCCGAGTGGGGCAGCGGCATTCCTCTCGCCTCGGCGGAGGTAGGGGGTATCGACAGAGACGCAAGGAGCGACGGATGAATAGTCTCGTTTCCACTTCGCCGCGACCGGCGCTCTTGCATGAGGGCTACGCGCTGCAGCTGCAGCGCGTCGCTGAATTCCTGCGGGCGCCGGAGAAACACGGCATGTCGCGTTTCACCGGCGCTCGCGAAGGGCAGGACAAGCCGTTTGGCTATCGCGATGGGATCGCAGTGATCGGCGTGCAGGGTTGTCTGATCGACAAGATGGGATGGTGGGGTTCGTCCTGGGCCACGGGCTACAACGTCCTCAAGTGGCAGCTTACGGAAGCACATGAGGACACCGAAGTGAAGGGCATCGCCCTCGACATCGACTCTTATGGTGGTCCTGTCTCCGCTTGTTTCGATTTCTGTGATTTCGCAATGGAGGCCAAGGCTGCGTCCGGAAAGCCTGTAGCCGCGATCCTCACCGAATGCGCATACAGCGCCGGTTATGCCGTGGCTTCGACGGCCGACACGATTGCCGTCCCGCGCACGGGTGGCGTCGGTTCCATAGGCGTCGTCACGACGCATTGGGACCTCTCCGGCATGCTCGAAAAATACGGGGAGAAAGTCACCGTCATTCCAGCCGGCAAGCACAAGGCCGATGGCAATCCCTACGGCCCGCTGCCTGACGATGTACTCGCGCGCATCAGTGCGGAGGTTGAGGATCTGAGACAGCTCTTCGCAGCAACCGTTGTGCGTAACCGCGCCGGAGCCCCGATTGCTCCCGCGCTCGACCAGGTGCTGGCGACAGAAGCGCGCACCTATAGCGGCCCGGCGCAGCTCGCCGAAGCCGTGAAGCTCGGCCTCGCGGACGCGATCATGGCGCCCGCCGATGCCTTCTCGGCCTTTGCCGAACACGTCAACGCCGCCTGACCTAAAGCCCGCGGCCAACTCAAGGAACCGACCGATGAAGTTCAATTTTGCTCAGCTCGTAGGTGCCAAGGGCGGCAAGGCGCCCACGGCGGAAACGCCTGCGAAAGACGAAGACGAGCCCGCCGCCGAGGACAAGGAAGACGACACGGTGGCGGAGGATGATGAAGAAAAGCCCGCCGCCGAGGACAAGGAAGACGACACGGTGGCGGAGGACGATGAAGACGAGCCTGACGCCGAAGACACGGAAGAGGAAAAGGCCGCCAATGCCGCTTCCAACAAGAAGCTCGGCGTCGAGAAGCGTGTTGCCGCCGCCCGTAAGGCTGGCCGTCTCGCCGAGCGCCGCCGCATCGGCACCATTCTGAGCGACAAGGCGGCAGCCGGGCGCATTGAAACGGCGCTCACGCTCGCCGTGAATACCGGCATGGACCCGAAGGCGGCCATTACCACGCTCAAGACGACTCCGAAGTCCGGGCGTCTTGCATCCGTCATGCCTGCCCGTGAGCCGAAGATCGGCGCAGACAGCCCGACTGCCGATGACAAACGTGTTGCCGCCGCTGGCGCGCGCTACCGCGCCTCGCGCGGCCTCAAGGACTGACCAGTCTTCGGTTTGGCCGCGGGCTTCGCTCGCGGGCTCGCCGTGTATTTTCCCAAAACCTCTGACATAAGGAGAGCGCCATGGACGGCCTCACCGAAACCGCCACGCTTGTGCGGTCCAATCTCGTGAACGGCGATTTCCCGCTGGTTCACAAGCCCTTCACCATCCTCGCTGGCCGCAGCCTTCTTCGCGGAGCGGTTCTCGGCCTCGTCCTGCTTGGTGCAGCAGAAGCGGCGGCAAATGGCGGCAACACCGGCGGCGGCACCTTGACGCTTGCTGAAACACCGCTCGGCAGTCTCGCCCGGCAGGGTGACTATGTGGTGACCTGTATTGCCGAAGCGGGCAATGGCGGCACCTTCGCAGTCTTCGCACCGGATGGTACGCGCCTTGCCGACGCCGAGGTCGGCGTTGCCTATGTGAGCGATCACGTCAATTTCACCATTGCCGATGTAGGCGAGGATTTCGATATTGACGATGGCTTTACCGTCACTGTGCCCGCGGGAAGCGGAAAAGCGGTCAAGGCCGTAAAGACCGCACTTGATGGCTCACAGCATCCGGTGGCAATCCTCGCAGCGGCCGTGGACGCGACCGATGAGGATGTTAAGGGGCCGGGCTATATCTCCGGTCAGTTCGATCCGACCGAACTCGATCTCACCGGCACGGGCTGGACCTCTGACACGATCGTTGCCGAGTTCGACGGCAAGCCGATCTTCCTGCGCGCGTCTGCCGCCGCCTGACCGGAGCCAAGGCTCCCGCCGCCGCCCGCGCGGCCAATCGCGGGCATCTTCTTTTCATTCCGATTGAAAGCGGCCTCATGCTGGGGCACGCGAACCCATGGAGACCGCTATGACCGATGTGTTCACAACGCGCCAGCTTGTGAAGCTGGTCGAGGATGTGCGCCGTCCGCGTACCTTCCTTCTCGACACCTTCTTTCCGGAGATCCAGACCTTCGACACGGAAGTGATCGACTTCGATCTGCTCACGACGGGCCGCAAGCTCGCGCCCTTCGTTTCGCCCTATGTGCAGGGTAAGCCGCGCAAGGAGCGTGGCTTCGTCACCAAGACCTTCAAGCCCGCATATGTGAAGCCCAAGACGCCGATCAAGATCGGCGGCGCGATGAAGCGTCGGCCCGGCGAGCGCATCGCCGGTGAGCGCACGCCGCAGGAGCGTCACGACGACGCCGTGATGGAGGCACTTGAAGATCATGTCGACGAGATCATCCGCCGCAAGGAATGGATGGCGGCGAAGGCCATGGATGCCGGCAAATACGATGTCGAGGGTGAGGATTTCCCGAAGCAGGAAATCGACTTCGGCCGTCACGAGGATCTGACCGTCACCCTCGCCGGTGGAGACCGCTGGGGGCAGGCGGGCGTCAAGGTGCTCGATACGATCGAGGCCTGGGCGCAGAATGTGCAGGACATTTCCGGCGCCGTCTCCAATCAGGTGGTGTTGGACCCCAAGGCTTGGCAGATGGCCCGAGTGGACGAAGACTTCCTCAAGCTGCTCGACAACCGCCGCCAGATGACCGGCAGCGTCGAATTGGGTCCGGTCACGGCTCCGCTGACCGGCGCGCGCTATCTCGGCAATGTCGGCGATTTCGACTTCTGGTCCTATCAGGAGGTCTATGAAGACGAGGAGGGCAATGCGCAGAAGCTGTTGCCCGATTTTACCGTCTTCCTTGGTGGTGCCCAGATCGAAGGCGTTCAGGCCCATGGCGCGATCCAGGACCCGCGTGCGGGCCTGCAGGCCCTCGAGGTCTTCCCGAAGAACTGGATTGAAGAGGACCCGGCGCAAGAATTCGCCATGTCGCAGTCGGCGCCGCTCGTGATCCCGAGCCGTGTCAATGCAAGCTTCCGCGCCCGCGTGAACTGACGCGCGCCACCTCGCCCGCGAACACAGATCGGCGCACGGCGTGCGCCGATCCTATCCTCTCCTTCATTCATGGAGTCCATCATGGGCAAGACTGCATCCTCGTGCGAAGTGATCGCGCGCGAAACGATCTCGATGGGAGGCGAGCTTCACAAGCCCGGCTCCCGCCTTCTTTTTCCTGCCGATGAAGCGCAGCGTCTTGTCGATGCACAGGCAGCGGATTGGCCGGCTGCCGCCGATGTTCCAGCCGTCGCAATGTCAAAGCCTTCCGGTATCGATCTCATTGCAACGATCGGTCAGGCGATGCGCGCCATTGACCCTGCCGAAGGCGTGACCCCGGAAGGCAAGGCATCGCTTTATGCGCTTGCTCATCATCTCGGCTTCGAAGTGACGGCGGAGGAGCGCGATGCCGCCCATGCCGAGTTCTCCGGCAAGCGCGATCTCTTCACCGCTGCCCGCAAGCACGATTTCGGTGACCCACTGCTGAACGCCATTCGCGATCTCGATCCGGTGGCGGCGGCAAATTGGACGCAGGAAGGCAAGCCCTCCGCCAATGCGCTTTCCGAAATCCTCAAGCGCCGCGTCGATGCCGATGAACGCGACGAAGTCTGGGTGAAATACCAGAAGGCCGTCGCGGAGCTTGTGGAAAAAAAGTGAGCGCCACTCGAGCACAAAAGGCGATCGACGCCGCCTTCCGGCACCACGGCGAAGATGCGTGGTATACGCCGGCAGGCGGCGACGGTCGCACCGTGCGGGTTCTGTTCAGGCATCCGGACACAATCGCCGAGGTGGTCGGTGAGCGGCGCTTCGGCGCTTCCCAGTTTATCGAACTGAGGAAGAGTGAGGTCGCCCAGCCGAAACAGGGCGATCTGATCGCAATCGATGGCAAGACCTACAAGCTTTCCCAGCCGACCCAACCCGACGACCACCGCCTGAAATGGCGTGCGGCGCTTAATCCGGCCTGACGGACATGCGTCTCAAGCTCGCCGTCAAAGGCGACCTGGTCCGCGCCATGAAGGCGGAAGAGGAGCGCATCGCAAGGTCCGTGACGGCGGCGGGCGATTCTGTTCTCGCATGGGTACAGGAAGAGTATCGTGAGCAGATTGAGCCGCTTCTCGGCCGCCGCGTGGCGAAAACGGTTCGCAAGAAGAGATACCCCTCAGCGGGCAATTCGATTGGCTGGGCCGGGCTCGTCTATTCCCGCGCAAACAAGGTGGTCGCCAACTGGCAGCATGGCGCGACGATCCACTCCGCTGACGGCTTCTTTCTGGCCATCCCCACGGCAGCGGCTCCAAAGAAAGGTGTTGGCGGGAAGCGGATTTCGCCGTCGAACTTTCCGGAACATTCACTGGGGCCTCTGCGCTTCGTCTATCGCAAGGGCAAGCCGGCTCTTCTGGTTGTCGACGAGCAGCGGGCGAGAAAGGGCAAGCGCGGCGGATTTGCGCGGGCCAGCGCAAGATCGCGCAAGACGGGCACCGGGCTTGTCACCGTTCCCATGTTTGTCCTGGTCCCGCTCGTTCGTGTGCCGAAAAAACTCTCGCTCGAGCGGGTGCAATCCAGGGCGGGCCAACGCTTCCCGCGCCAGATCCGTCACAACCTCGAAACCTTTACGGCTGAGGAGTAGCACATGCGCACGGGCGAAGCGGCGCTCGAAGCGCTGAAGGCGATACTTGCGCCGATTGATGCTGAAATCCCTCACGGAGCAGTTGTCCGAAATCCCGAGTCTGAACTGCCGGCGAACGAGGATGAGCGTTGGGTGCTCGCGATCCGCGACGGCGACACCGGGGAGCCCGAAGAGGCGCTCTCGCCGCCTTCCTATGAGTATCAGCACGAAGCTGCCATTGCGATCACCGTCGTGAAGCTCGGTGCCGATGACGCGGACGCGCTTTTCAGTTCGATAGTCGAGAAGGTCTCCGAACTGATCGACGCGGACCCGACGCTCGGCGGCGCAGTCGACTGGGCATCGCTCGGTGCGCTCAATACCGATGAAGTCGAGCAGGAAGTTCTCGCTGGTTTCAAGGCGGCGATCCTGCCCGTGACATTGCTCTACACAACCACAAGCCGTCTCGGCTGAACCGCTTCAGGAGAACCACATGGCGCGCAATACGTTCGGCTGGGATTTGATGGCGGCACTTGCTCCGCAGGAAGATTTTGCCACCCTCGCGGCGGAGGACACTTACACGGCCGTGCCGCTTTACACGCATGGCTTGTCGCGCAACAAGGGGCTCGAAGACGATCCCGTGATTGGCGAGCGACTCTCTCGCGCGCCGCATGAGCAGGCTGAAGGTCTGATCGATCATGGCGGCCAGTGGGTCTGTCCCTTCGATCTCGGCAATATCGGCCTCTATTTGCGCGGGTTGCTCGGGGTGCCGACCACAACGGACAATGACCCGAACTACACGCATGTCTTCAAGCCCGGCAGCGGAGAGCTTATCCCGCATACACTGGAGCTCAGACAGGCGGCTGACCGTTTTCTTCAGCATCGCGGAATCGTCGTCGACGGCCTCTCGATCTCCCTCGCCCGGGAGGGCGGCTACAAGCGGCTCACCCTTGATCTCAAGGGTGCCGACGAACTGAAGCTCGCCGCCTCGGCGGCGGGCGTGATCGGTGACGCTATCACCATCGACAAGGTACCGGGTTTTCGCGGCACCATTTCCAAGGACGGTGTCGAGATGGCGAGTATCACATCGGCCAATCTGAATTTCTCCAACAATGTGACGCCGGACGAGGCGCCGGGCGATGCAGCCGTGAAGGGTTACGATCCTGGCGTGCCGACCTGCACATTGAGCGCCACGGCCCGCCAGACCGCGGCCGGTCATGCACTTTACGATCTCGCCAATGCCGGCACGCGCTTCGAACTGAAACTCGCCTGGACCCTTTCGGCGGTGCGTTCGCTGACCTTCACCATCGGCAATTTCGTCTTCGCGCCTTCTTCGGCACCGATCAACGGCCCGGCCGGTCAGCAATATCAGTTCGAGGGGAAGGCGGAACCCGACGACGAAGAAGCCGATAATGCCTTCTTCGTCGCGACTCTGAAGAACCAGATCGCCTCCTATGCACTGCCGGAGTGGGCGTAGCTTTTTCAACGCCCGGTCGCGGACTTGCGCTCGCGCCCTTGCTTGTGGCCGCACCTCGGAGATTGTTTATGGGCTTAAGACTGAATACCAAGACGGAGCCTTACTGGCTGGAACTCGACTATGGCGTGGCGCACAAGGTGCGGCCGCTTTCCTCCGCAATGACGGCCTCGATCAGGGCCAAGGCCGACCGTCTGGCGAAATCCATGCTCGAGGCGGACGAGGCCGAGCGGCTCGCCGGGCTGATCGACGATGAAGATCTCACCGAAAAAGAGATAGTCGACGGGCTCTCTGAAATGTATTTCGCGATCCTGCTCGCCCAGGCCGCGACGATTGAATGGCGCGGCTGGTTTGACGGTAAAGATGAGAGCGGTAGAGACAAACCCGTGCCGCTCTCGGATGAAGCACTGGCTGCCGCCATGCGTCAGCCCTTCATGGCGCGTCTTTTTCTTGGCAAATATTTCATGCCTTATGGCGAGGTCATCGAAGAGGGAAACGGATAAGCGCCGTCGCCGAATGGCACTATGGCGGCGGCGCTCAATATTGCGGGGGGTGCCGCCAGCTCGAAGGCAAAGCCTGCACTGACTGCCCTTATCTCGCAAAAGCACCTCACACTGTCGAGGCCCGCACGGCCCTCGACATTCTCCTTTCCGGCGCCGTCTGGGTCCGCGCCGGCATGAGCGGCGTCGAGACGGGCCTCGACCTCACGGCAGCCATGGCGCGTGTGCCCGCCGACATCGACGCGCGCACCGTGCGCCAACTTCTTCTGGATGCCGAGCCAAGGGCGCTCGCTGCTATGGCGCAAAGACGTGAGGAGCTGGAGAGCCATGGCAAAGCATGATGTCACGATCCGGCTCTCGACGGAAAATCGCGAGCAACTCATCCGCGACTTGCGCTCGGTCGGTGGCGAGGGCGAAAAAATGGCCCGCCAGATCGAGCGGTCGGGTCAGCCCGCCTCGCGCGGACTGCTGGCCGTCAACGCCGCCTCGCGGGAGGCGCAAGGCAGCATGCAGGGAGCCGCCTCCCGCGCAGGCATTTTCGGCAGCGCTCTCTCCGCGCTCGGGCCTGCGGGGCTTGCGGCGGGCGCAGGGCTTGGGGCAATCGCACTTGGCGCGGCACGGGCCTTTCAGATCGCGCGCGAGGGGATGGACTTCGCGGACGAAATCGACACCGCGACGAAGCGGCTGGGGATCGGCGTCGAGGTTCTGCAGGAATATCGCGCGGCGCTTCAGGTGGCGGGCGATGCCGGTGCGAACTTCGACGATGGCGCGCGAACATTGCTGGAACGCATGGGCGAAACCGCGCGCGGCACTGGCGAAGGCGTGAAGATCTTCGAGAGGCTCGGCATCCAGATTCGCAAGAGCAGCGGCGAGATGAAATCGCTTGAAGACATCCTCCCGGAAATTGCGGATGGCATGGCTTCGGTAGGTTCCGAAGCCGAGCGCGCGGACATCGCCAACAAGCTCTTTGGCGGGCAGGGGCAGAATTTCGTGGCTCTGCTCAATCAAGGCTCGGATGCACTTGCCCGTCAGCGCGAGGAAATGCGCGAAATGGGCATCGTTATGGACGAGCAGGTGGTCAAGCGCTATGCCGAGGCCTCAGACAAATCGGAGATACTCACAAAGGCAATTGATGTCCAGTTGAAGTCGGCTTTCGTCGATCTGGCACCTACAATCGTCTCGACGCTCGACCTTTTCGCGAAGATTGCGAAGGCAATCAACGCCATTACGGATTCGGTCACGGATCTGGAAAACAAGACGACCGACAATCTGGCTGCCGAATTGGATCGGATGGTTCAGCGAAAGGGAGTGCTTCTCCGCGACCTCGACGTCGGTACACCTCGCCAGCAGGCCGCACGGCGTCGAGAGCTGGAAGAATTGGACGCGGATATTCCAACGGCACAGGCGCTTCTGAAGGATCGAGAACGGCGCGAGAACCTCGGTAAACCACTCGGTGAGGGAAATCCGCCGCTCAGCGACGAAGCCATCTCAAATGCGCAGAAGGACGCCGATGTTCTCGCCCGGCTGGCACGTCAGATCGAAACCTTCGGCGATGCCCGTCAGCAGGCGATAGACAATGCACTGGGCCGGTTGTCGAAGGACGCGTCGCCGGCCGCGCGTGCCGAGGTGGAACGTCTCGCGGGGACGATTTTCGATGCGACGGCAAACCAGAAGGAGTTGAACGAAGCCGTCCAAGAGGAAATCCGGCTTCGGAACGAAGGCAAAGCCGTCACGGCGGCGGTCGCGACCGACGAAGAGAAGTTGGCGGCTCGCAAGGCTGAGCTGAAGAACCTGCTCGGTGGGGCTGCGATCAGCCTCGAGACGTACAACCGGGCTCTGGCACAAGCCGGTGAACAATATGATCCGGTGATGCGGGCCACAAAGGAGCTCTCCGGCGAGATTGCGGGCCTCGTGACCCAGAACCTCGCCGCCGCGCGCAGCTTCGACGATCTGGCCGATATTGCCGATCAGGCATTGACCCGCATTCTCGCGAAGATGCTGGAGGTAACAGTTTACGAGCCGATCGAAGGGGCTGCGTCCAGCGCAATCACAAGCCTTGTCTCAGGCCTTTTTCACGGTGGCGGCATGGCGGGCGAGGGGGGGATGAGCCGGCATGTTCCGGCCGCCGCCTTTGCCTTTGCGCCGCGGTTTCATACCGGCAAATCGCCCTTTTTCGGTGCCGGCGAGATGCCGGCCATCATCCAGAAGGGCGAGGGCATCTTCACGCCACGCCAGATGAACAATGCCGACCAGCTCTTCCGGGCGATGGCCGGCATGGCAACCTCGAGCAGCAGTCCGCGCATAAATCTCAACCTCTACATGCTGCCCGGCGAGCGGGCTGAGACACGCGAGCGGCGCAATGCCGATGGTAGCGTCGATTTCGATGTAATCATGCGGCAGGTGGATCAGCACCTCGCGGGACAGATCGCGGAAGGCCGCTCGGAAACTGGGCGCTCGCTGGAATCGAAATACGGTCTCGACAGTTCAAGGGGGCTTCAAAGGTGAGGCGGCGTTGCCTTTTCATCTTTGGGTGCGCCCGGTCAGGGACGCGGCTCCTGAGCTCGCGCATGGTTGGAGTTTGATGCATGACGCTGCCTGTCTGGCCTGCGGCCTTCCCGAAAACCGCGCAGCGGGACGGCTATCGCGGTACCGCTCATCAGCCGCATCGGCGCACGGAGATGGACAAGGGCAATGCGCGGCTTCGAGCGCGGTCACTCGGGTCACCTGCGGAAATAGAACTGAAATGGCGTTTCGCCGGCTCGCGGGCGAACGACTTCAAGCTCTTCTATGAAAACGATCTCGCGCGCGGAACGAGGTGGTTCACGGTACCGCTCTGGTTCGGCGGGGAACATCGTGCCGTTCCCGCGCAGTTCATGGACCGTTTCACGATCACGCCGCGCGCGGCAAGCGCCGTCACGATAAGCACGCGCCTGTGCGTTCGCCGAATGCCATACGATGCGCTGGAAGAAGGCGAACTCGACACATTCTTCGATCCGCAAGGCCGCCCCGTCTGGCCGGAAAGCCTGCCGGAAGGTCCTCTGCGCACAGGAATCGATATCGACCCGCACAGGCCGGTGCTGATGACAGAGCTGGAGGAAGGGCCGAAGACGAAGCGGGACCTCTTCGGGCCTTCGCCCGCCGCGCAGCTGGTTCAGTGGTCGATGAGCCCTGCGCAATTCGAAACCTTCAAGGCCTTTTATGTCGAGGGCCTGGTCTGGGGCACGCGCTGGTTCATGGCGCCGCTCTGGTTTGGCCGGTCCCTTGACCGGGTTCCGGTCCGTTTTCGCGAACCCTTCGCTTTCGAACCGCGTTTTGCCGCGCGCGTTCTGGTGACGGCGACAGTGGAAGCGCGGCGCCTGCCGGTGATTCCGCCCGGCGTGCAGGCGCTTCTCGCGATGATGGGCGCGGCCGGGCTCTCGTCTCTTTCCGGCGGCATTCACGATTTCGTGCATGAGACATGGCCGGACGACTTCGGCAGCGAGGAATAGAAGAGCATGGCACTGACGGAAGCACAGGCGGCGGCGCTGGTAGACGGGTTGGAGGATGATGCCGCGACATTGCATGCGATCGTGCATGGTCCCGAGGATGAAACGGTGCCGACCGATAATGGTGATGTGCCAACGGCCGCCAAGGTGATGGCCGATACGGCGGATGCGATCGAGCAACTGGGCGAGGATCAGATCGCCGACTATCTCGCCAATGCAGAGAATGAAATCACGATGGCGCTGGCCGCCGCCGAAGCCGCCCGCGACAAGGCGGAAGCCTGGGCGGAACAGGACGAAGACACCGAAGTAGAGGCGGGTCAGTATTCGGCGAAGCATCACGCGACAAAGGCGGAAGCCTGGGCGGAACAGGACGAAGACACCGAAGTAGAGGCGGGTCAGTATTCGGCGAAGCATCACGCGACAAAGGCGGAAGCCTCTGCCGCTGCAGCCGCCGCGACGGTTTCGGGCCTGGCCAATGTGCTCACATTCAAGGGCGGATGGGATGCTTCGACGGCGGCCTATCCGGCCGATCCGGATGTCGGCGACCTCTGGACGGTGACGGTTGCCGGCACGATCGCCGCCACGGAATGGCGCACCGGCGACGAGATGATCTGGTCGCCTGCGGCGGCGTGGATACAGGTCGGCTACGATCTGACCGGCGCGGAAATTTCCACGCTGCTGGAGGGAAACTTCAGCGATACCGCGCATGGCAACCGCGGCGGCGGCGCGCTGCACGCAAATGCGACCGGCGCGGCGGCGGGCTTCATGTCCGCGTCCGACAAGAGCTATCTCGACGGCTTGCCGTCAGCGCTGGATGGAAAAGCTGCTTCCGCTCATGGTCACACCATCGCTGACGTAACCGGCCTCCAGACAGGGCTCAATGAAAAGGCGGACAAGACGGCGCTTCCGGTATCTGCGCCGCAGGGCCGGCTGACGCTGGCAAGCGGCGTGCCGGTAATGGCAACGGATGTGGCGGGCGCGACGACGATTTACTACACGCCCTATCTCGGCAATCGCGTGCCGCTTTACGATGGCACTGGTTTCGTCATGACGGCAATTGACGAACTGTCACAGACGCTGGCGGACACGACGAAGAGCCCCGCCGCCGCCGCCGCCAACACGAATTACGATCTCTTTTTGTGGAGCGACGGCGGCACGCCGCGCCTCTCGCGCGGGCCCGCCTGGTCAAGTGCGACGGCGCGCGGCACGGGCGCTGGCACCAGCGAGCTTGAGCGGGTCGCCGGGCTTTTGCTCAACAAGTTCGCGATCGCGAATGGCCCGGCTGCGCAACGTGGCACCTATGTCGGCACAATCCGGACCAATGCGACGCCCGCCGTCCCCTTCACCATCGCCCCGGCGGCTGCAAGCGGTGGCACAAATAACCAGCTTTATTGCTGGAACGCCTATAACCGCCGCAGCGTCGTGGCGCTCTGTCGCGACGTCGTAACTGAAAGCTGGAACTACACAACAGCGGTATGGCGGGCATCGAGGGGTTCCGCCGCAAACCGCGTGAGCTTCATCGCCGGGCTTGCGGAAGGATCGATGTTAGCGCAGAGCATCGGCCGCTCTTCAAGCTCAAGCGCCAGCGTCATCCGCTTCGGCGGCTTCGCCTATGATTCCACGATCCCGGACTCTACTACACCGTTTATAGCCCATACCCAGGGTGCCGACATCCTTATCAGTTTCCAGGGGATGCACGCACGTGCGGTCGACATTGGCCATCACTTCATCTCGATGTCCGAATACTCGGAGGCCACAGGTACGAGCACATGGTACGGCTCGATCATGACGCTCGATATTGAGATGTAGTGGGCGGAACCCGACGACGAAGAGGCCCTCCGCGAAGCCTACTTATCTTCCAGGTGAATGCATGAGCGATATATGGACGGAAGCGCTGGAGGAAGCTTATGCCTCCGTTCCATCGGGTGTGATTGCCTGGGATACACTGGAATTGCGGCACCCGATGCTCGACCGCACCTATCGCTTCGTGCTCGACGAAGGTGAGAAGATCGGCGAGACGGAGGCCGACGAGTACGGCACCACGCAGGACATTTATGGCCGCGTGTTGCGGCTTGAAGATGATGCGCCGGAAAATGCCGGGGAACTCGCCGACTTTATTGCAACAGCTTTCGAGGTACGGCTCCCGGCATCGGAGGCTGACCGGCCACCTGAGATGAGCATCGTCCTCGACAATGTGCCGGGCGATCTCATGAAAGCGATGGGACCGGCGGCGGCGAGCGGGGAGGCGGTGGATCTGACCTATCGCGAATATCTCTCCGACGATCCGGACACGGTTCACTACCGCCTGACAGGTCTTTCTCTCCGCAAGGTCGGCGTGACGACGTTACGGATCGAAGGGAAGATTACCTTCATGGGCCTGCATTCGAGGAGCTTCCCCGGTGCCTTTTACAATGCAAGCGACAACCCCTCGGCCGGCCGTGCCTGAGATCGTCATGCCCGTAAGCTTGCCCGCGCTGACGGGCAATCCGAAGGCGGACGCGGCCGCGCTCTGCGACAGCCTCATGCTAAGGCGGCTGCGCTGGCGTCTCGGCGCATGCGGACCCGACGCATTCGATTGCTGGTCAAGCATGGTTCTTTTGCAGAAGCATCTTTTCGGTCGCGACGTGGCAATGGTCAGGATTGCCGAGGGCGTCCCGCGCGCGGCGCTGGCCGAAGCCTTCGCAACGTTTGAGCCGGCAATCCTGCAATGGCGCTCGCGCGAACGCGGCGAAGAACCACGACATGGGGACGGCGTTCTCATGTCGCACAAGGATGCGCCGCATCATTGTGGTGTCTGGCTGGATCTGGATCGGGGTGTCGTCGCACATATGGCGGAGCATGGCGGCTTCTCTGTCGATGACCGTCAGGCCCTTCGCCTGACCGGCTACACGCATCTGCGGTTCTTTGAATGGCGCGCGGTCGCGGATGTATGAGCGCGTTCGGTCCGGGAATCTCGCTCCGGACCTCACTTGGCCGCTCGTGACCTTGCTTGTGAATGAGGCCTCATGAAGTATCGCTTTGACAGTACTGCCCGTGCGGCTTCGCAGGCAGTGAGGCCGCGCCGCGCACGCCGTGCACCGGCCCGTGCTATGCGCATTCGCACGCCTTTTGCGCTTGAGTCGGTCGAAGCGCTGGAGGTGCGGCGGGCCGATACGATCCGCACTCTTGCTGCCCGGCAGCGCTTTCGCGGGCCGGTGATTGCCGTCGTGAATGGCGAGCCGGTGCTCCGCAAGAACCGGGGCTGGTCGCGGCGTATTCGCCGCGGCGACACCATCGCCTTTGCCGAGCAGCCTGCTGGCGGTGAAGGCAGCAAGAATATTTTTCGCACCGTTCTCAACATCGCGATCGTCGTCGCGGCCACTTCCTTCCTTGGCCCGGCTGGTCTCGGCCTGACAGGCGTCGCGCTTGCCGGCGGCGTTCTTGCGGTGCAAGTGGCGTCCGGTTACCTGCTCAATGCGCTCATGCCGCCGGAGGCATCAGGCGGAATGGGTTTCCGTGGCGGAGAAACCGCATCGCCAACCTACAATCTCGGCACCTCGCAAAACCGCGCGCGCCTGAACCAGGTGCGCCCGCGCCAGTATGGACGGCATCTGATTGTGCCGGATCTCGATACTGCTCCTTATGCCGAATATGCCGGTAACGACCAGTATCTCTATCAGGTGTTGAATTGCGGGCTCGGCGCTTACGCGACGCACGCCGTGCGCCTCGCGGAAACCGATCTCTGGACGGAAACGGATGGCGATACCGGCAATTTCGATGATGTGACGCTGGAGTTCCTCGCACCTGGCCAGCCGGTGACGCTGTTCCCGACCGGCGTCATCGCGGCGGCAGAAGTCAATGGTATTGCCCTTCCGGGAACGAATGAGGACGGGGCGGGCTGGTCCGGCCCTTTTGTTTGTAATCCGGCCGGGACCGAAGCGAAGTTTCTGGCTTTCGATTTCGAGTGGCAGCAGGGCGCAGGGCGTTACACGGATTCAGGGGGACTCGTGTCCGTCACGACCCGGCTCCGTCTTGAGGTGCGGGAGATCGACGATGCGGGCGATCCGGCTGGTGACTGGGAACTGCTGAAGGAAACCGACTACGTCTTCTCGACCCTCACACCGCAGCGGCTCTCGGAGCGGTTTCCGGTTGCGAGCGGCCGCTACGAGGTGCGCGTCCAGCGTGTGAACGATGCCGCCGCCGTTACCGACGACAAGGCACGCGATGCCGTGAGCTGGACGGGGCTGCGCGCCTATCTGACGGGCGAGACCGGCTCGCTGGATTGTACCCGCATCGCCGTGCGGATGCGGGCGAGCGGCCAGCTTTCGGGCCTGTCCTCGCGCCTCTTCCGCGTGTTGCAGACGGCGAAGCTGCCGGTCTATCAGGGCCGCGACGAAGCGGGTGAACCGCAATGGAGCGGACCGCAGGAAACGCGCAGCATCTTCGCGGCGGCGGCCGATATCGCGCGTAACGGCGAATATGGCGGTGGGCTGCCGGATGCTTGTATCGATCTCGACAAGCTGGCATCGCTGGAGGCGACCTGGGAAGCGCGAGGCGATACATTCGATGGCGTCTTCGACACGAAAACGAGCTGCTGGGCAGCGCTTCAGGATGTATTGCGCGCCGGCCGCGCGGAGCCGCAGATGGCGGGCGACGTGCTGACGGTGCAGCGCGACGAACCGCGCAGCGTCACAAGCGCCGTCTTTTCGCCGGAGAACATCGCGGCGGGCAGCTTCGGTATCGACTATGTGTTTGCCGATCCCGATACACCCGATGCTGTCATTGTGGAATTCTGGAACGAGGATATCTGGGGTCCGGATGAGGTGCTGGCAAATCTGCCGGGCTCGACCGCCGAGAACCCGGCACGCATATCGCTCTTCGGGGTCACCGATCGCGCGCGCGCCTGGCGCTATGGCATGTATCTCGCCGCCTGCAACCGATATCGCCGCACCTTCCCCTATCTTGCAAGCGGCCTCGAAGGCCGGCTCTTGTCGCGCGGCAAGAAAGTGCTGATCTCTCATCCGCTGCCGGAGTGGGGCGCCTCCGTCGAAGTTGTCTCTTACACAGCGAACTCGCGGCTCCTCCGCGTCGAGGACAAGGTCAGGCTCGGCGAGGGGCAGAACTGGATCACCCTGCGCAATCGCAAGGGTAAACCGTGGGGACCGTGCCGCGTCGAGGCCGGGCCGTCGCCAAAGCAGCTCGTGCTGCACGAGGACGATATTGCCTCGCTCGGCAGCCCGGCGAGCTTCGTCGTCATGGACGAGACCCGCGAGCGCACGGTTGCAGTAGTTGGCGAGGCGGGCGGCGACGCTGATCAGGCGGACGGCCCGTTGGCTTGTCTTGTCGTGACTTCGGCGCCCGCCGCCGGCGAGCGGGTCACGCTGGCCTTCAACAATGACGACCCTCGCGTCTACACGGCGGACGAGGGCGAACCGCCCGCCGCGAACGACAATCCGGCCCCGCCCTCCATTCCGGCAAGGCCTGTCCTGCAACCGATCGTCGTCTCCCAGAATATCGGCACGGTCTATGCGCCGCGCCTTGCCTATAGCGCGCGCCCGGCCGCCAGCGCGACGGACTATCTCTGGTCGCTTTCCTACGATCACATCACCTGGACGGCGATCAAGGAAGGCGGCGAAGGAACAAGCGGCGAAATCGATGTGCGCCCGACAACAGTCTGGATCGCCTGCACGGTCATCGGGCCGGGCGGCCGGGACCGCAAGGAAGCCTTCCGTGATCTGACGGTGACGGAGGCCGCACCCGGCGAAGTTACCGGGCTGTCGCCACACCCGCTCGCCGAGCAGGTCATGCTTGATTTTGCGCTGCCAAGGGCGAATGGCGGCACGGAAGAGGGATTGCGAGGCGTGCTGGCCCGATATTCCGCTTCGTCCGGCTTCGACCCTGCAGACGGGGAGGCGCTGGACGACACCGTCTTCACCGTGCGGCACGAGCCTGCGGTGACCCGCCTCCTCGTGCCGCTGATCGCCTCGCCGACCTATATCCGCGTTGCCGCTTACAACGTCTTTGGCGAGGCGGGTCTCAACTGGTCGAGCGAGATTTCGGTCACGCCGCAGAAATTGACCTCAGCGAATTTCTCGGCAGCGGTGGTCGAGGCACTTGCGAATGCCGAGGCGCTGGAGGGGGAGTGGGTGGTCCGCCTCGACGCCAATGGCCGCATCGCGGGTGTTGCGATCGTGCAGGAAGGCGAGACGGGTGAGACGGTCACGGCGGGCTGGCTGGTCGACAGGTTCCAGATCGCCCATCCTTCGGTTAATGACGGCGATCCCTTCCCGGCCTTCGTGGTTGAGGAAGGCGTGGTGAAGGTGAACGATCTGGTCGCCAATACCGTCACCGCCGAAAATATTTACGCGGCGCTGATCGAAGCCGGTACGCTGTTCGCGCTCAGCCTTGCGAGCCCACTGGGAGAGGGGGAAACGCTCGACGACGCGAAACTCGTCATCGACACGCAGGCGCCGTACATTTTGATGCGGAAGCCGGGGCCATGAGCTGGGACTTTTTCCTCTCCGCCGGGGCCGCCGACCTGCCCGTTGAAGGCATCCGCAAAGGGACGATCGCGCAATGGCGCGGCGCGACCGCGACGGATTTCGCACCGGCGATCGATCCGCTCAACAATCTCGGTGATGTGCGCTTCCATTCCGACTTCGACTATCCGCGCTTCGTCCGGAAGGTCAGCAGCAGGGACGCAGGACGGTCTCCAATTACTGTTGGGGCAACAGGCTCTGAGACACTAATCGACAGATCGGATGTGCTCTTTGCGCATGAAATGGACCCGCCGCCTCTCGTTATTGGCACGCTGGAGACAGGCGGGTACAAACAACCGCTGGCGGGCAGCGTCACGCCTCTCCCCGGCGGCGATCATACAAAAACAAACTGGCGTATGTGCTCGCTGGCTGTTGACGACACAAATGTGATGTTGCGCATCCGTGGCGGCTATGCGCCTGCAATGCTTCTCCACTGGGAGGTCTGGCTGCTCAATGAAGCGTTCCAGGTTCGCAGCGGCAGCGACTACATGGTCTATCTCGATCCAGAAGAAATCGACGGCGAACAAATCGGAAAAGTGTCGTCTGAGTATCGGTTTCTCTCGCAGGCGGAAGGCGCGGGCGAGCTGCGCCTTCTCGGTGGAACGCAGACACTTCTGCTCAGGGAGAACGGCCTCACCGATGGGTCGGACGGGGAGACGGACTTCATTATTCCATCAACCTGCTCTGCATGGACCAATGCAACGTCGTGGGGGGGCTGGCCCGCGCCGCCGCCGGAGGGTGACCATCACGTTAACGGAGCGGAGGTCGACCTGTGATCGAGAGCATCATTACGCCCGAGCGCATCCTGCTGCGCGATGCTGACGGAGAGGCGGTCTTCGACACCCATCGTGCAAAAGTCGCTGTCCTCGCGATGTTCGACGGCACATTTACGAGCGAGGTCCATCCCGCGCCTGCGAGCGGCGTCGATGTCATGCACAGGCAAGATCACGATATCGGCGCCGCGCCGCTCGGGGCGGAGCGGATTTTGGGCTGGATCACGGTGGGTGACGGCTCACGGCAGGACTTCAGCGGAACCGTCCAGCTGGGCGCTGCGTGGTGGCGCAATACCGCCGAGTTTTACGGCGGCTATCCCGTCTATCCACGCATCGCGGCGGCGGTGCATACGCTGACGCCGCTGATTCTAGGCGGCCGCATCATTCTGCGAGAAGAATGGTTTGTTCACGGGTGTCAGGCCGGTAGCAGTCCGCTTCGCGGGTGGCCCTGCGGAATGCAATGGAACGCGGGTAGTTGGAAATACGACCTGCGCGTCGGCGCTTTTGTGGGCGGGAGCTAAAGCGCCCGCTTGCCGTTCGGCCGCGGACCTTTGTGGGGTGCCCGGTGCGGGGGGGGGCGGCGCTCCGAACCTCGCTGCTGCGCGCAATCTTGCGTGAGACGCACGGTGTGCGCCGCTTCCTGAAAATCCGGGGGCTTTCATTTGCATCGCCGCGGGCTGTGCTCGCGGCGATGCTTGGCAGGCCTGGAGGTTCCATGAACCGAGAAAAGTGGACGGACCGGACGATTCACGTCGTCGTGGTCGGGGTCATTCTTGTCGGGGTCATTCTGAAATTGCTGGGGGCGATATGAATTTCTGGGGCTTTGTGGCGGAGGCCTTGCGCCTGCTGAGCGACACCGTGAATGCGATATTCGCATCGCTCGTCACGGCCGCGATTGCCGGTCGGCTCGCCTGGCATACGCGGCTTGTTCAGAAGGGCGAGCGCAATTTCTTCGGCAAGGAAATGGTGTTCGAGGGCATCACCGTTCTCTTTCTTTTTTATGTCGCGCAATCGGCGATTGCAGGCGTTGGCGCCTTCCTCAATCTCCCGGACGAAGTTGCGGCCGCTATCGCGCCGGGCATTGCGGCCGTGATCGCCTATTTCGGACCGGGCGGCATTCAGGCCGGGCTGGTCGCCGTGTGGAACTGGTGGAGCACAAGGGGCTCAAGGGGTTAGGCATGAAGCTCATTCTTGAACGGATCGCGAGCGACGAGGAGTCGACGCTCGGCAAGCTCTATCTTGAGGACGTCTTCGGCGGCGGCCGTGCCTTCCTCTGTTACGTCTGCGAGGACGAATTCCGGAAGCAAAAGGTGCCGGGCGAGACGCGCATCCCGGCAACCGGACCCGGCAAGCCCTACCGGCTTGGCTTGAAGCCGATCGGCAGTAGCCGGTTTGACGCGCCTTATCAGGCGAAGTTCGGGCGGGCTTTTCACAAGGGTATGATCCAGCTCCTTGATGTGCCGGGTTTCACCGAGATCCTGATCCATATCGGCAATACGCAAGGCGACACAGCGGGTTGCCTGCTGCTCGGCACGGGCTGGGCGCGCGACGGGGGTGGCCACTACATGGTCACAAACTCGACAGCAGCTTATCGCCGCGTCTATCCGATGATCGGGGAGGCGATCCCCTGCGAAATCGTCACGCTCTCAATCATTGACCTCGACGGTCGCGGCCGGAAAGGGCAAGCAGCATGAGCAAGTTTGTCTCCGCGCTCGCGGGTTGGAAAGGGTATGCCGCATTGGCGCTTTTTGTTGCGGGCATCCTGGCTGCGCTGCTCATTCTTTTCTGGCTGGTGAACCTGATCGGGGGCGGCAAATGATGATCAAGCATGACGAGACGGCGGTGGCGGGGCTGACCGGCGTCATCTGGACGCTCTTCAACCATTCGCTGACGGCTGCGGCACTCGGCCGCCTCGTCTGGCATTTGCGGCAGGTGAACAAGGGCGAGCGGCGCTTCTTCGAGCCCTCGGCGCTCGGCATGGAGTTTTCAGGGGTGCTGTTCGGCTATATCGCCGGGCTGGGACTCGCCGCGATCATCGGGCTCGATGGGGACGGGGCGCGCGGGCTTGTGCTGATCGTCTCCTATCTCAGCCCGGATGGCTGCCAGGCGATCCTGAACCGCTACCTTCAGGGGAGAAAAGGATGATGCAGCTGACGCGGCATTTCACGCTGGCCGAGGCCATGGCCTCCAACACTGCGCGTGTGGAGGGCATCGATAACAGGCCGCCGGTAGCGATTATCCCGCGCCTGCGCTTCGTCGCCGAGACGGTGCTGGAGCGCATCCGCGCGCATTACGCGATCCCGATCGTCTTCGATGGCGGGTTGTCCTGGTATCGCTGCCCGGCGCTCAACCGGGCAGTGGGCGGCGCGGCGGATTCGCAGCACATGACGGGCGAAGCTGTAGATGTGGAGGTGCGCGGGATCTCCAATGTCGAGCTGGCCTGTTTCGTGCGCGACAATCTCGATTTCGACCAGCTGATCCTCGAAGCCTGGGACGGCGTCACCCCGTCGAGCGGGTGGGTTCACGTTTCGGCGACGCTCACCGGCCGGCACCGCCGCGAGGTGCTGACCTATGCCAAGGGCCGTTACACGAAGGGGCTGCCGTGATGCCGAACCCATGGATCATTCTGGCGCTGGCGGCCGGCCTTTTCGCGGCGGGCTTCGGCAGCGCCTGGAACTGGCGCGGCGCGCTATGCGAGGCGGCGGCAGCGGAGAAGGCCGGGGATTCGCAAAAACGCAAGGACGATGAAGGGGTGCGGGCGCATGGCGCGGCCGCCGGACTGGAGGTGGAGAATGCGGAAGCCGAGAAGAGAGAGGCCGCGCTGTCCGGGGCGCTGGCCGAGGTCACGGCTCGCCCTGTCTATCGCGCTGATTGCGCCGATGCTGACGGGCTGCGCCTCATCCGCGCCGCTTTTACCGGAGAGAGCGCCGCTGCCCCCGAACCTCACCTCCCCATGCCCCGACCTGATGCCCCCTGAGAGCGTCACAGGGGCGGCCCTGACGCGCGCGCTGGTGGCGGCGGGCAATGCCTACCGCACCTGCCAGCGCAAGCACAGGGCGCTCGTGGAAGCGGTTGAGGGCGACTAAAGACCCCGCCACATAATCGGCGGGAGCAGGAGGCGCGCGAACGCCCCGAGCCGCGAGCAGCCACTCGCCCGTCCCCGAATGGCCTATCCGAGGCCAGCCCGCCACCCTGATCAGGGCGGGTGAAATGTGAGTGTCCCAGAATATGGAGTCAAATTATCGACGCGTAGCGCCCGGAAAGGGCGCTGCGCCTTATATCGGCGGCAAGCGGATGCTGGCCCGCCGGATCATCGAACGGATCGAATCGCTCCCTCATGCCGTCTATGCGGAGGTCTTTGTCGGCATGGGCGGGGTCTTTTTCCGTCGCCGCTTCGCGCCCAAGGCCGAGGTCATCAATGACCGCTCGCGGGACGTGGCCACCTTTTTTCGTGTCCTGCAGCGCCACCATCAGGCCTTCCTGGACGAAATGAAGTGGAAGCTCGGTTCCCGTGCCGAGTTCCAGCGTCTGATGGACGTCGACCCCGACACGCTCACGGATCTCGAACGCAGCGCCCGCTTCTACTATCTGCAGAAGCTCGCCTTTGGCGGGAAGGTGGCGGGGAGGAACTTCGGGGTCGACAGCTCAAGCCCTTCGGGGTTCAACATCGTTCGCCTCGCCTCCGAGCTGCAGGACATCCACGAACGTCTTTCCGGCGTGACGATCGAGTGTCTGGACTTCGAGGCCTTTCTCGACCGCTACGACCGGCCGGGTGCGCTCTTCTATCTCGATCCACCCTATTGGGGCTCGGAAGGAGATTACGGCAAGGGCGCATTCTGCCGCGACGATTTCGGGCGGCTGGCAAACCGGCTCCGAAATCTGAAGGGGCACTTCCTGCTGAGCCTGAACGATACGCCCGGCGTGCGGGAGTGTTTCGAGGGTTTCGACTTCGAGGAGGTGCATCTCACCTACACGATCACGGGCGCTGGCGCCAAGCAGGCCGCCGAGTTGATTATTGCGGACTGCCCTTGTCCGGCAGGGTCTCAGGTGGGGCAGGGCAATCTGATCTAGACGCTGCGAGGCGCTCGCAGAGATAATCTCTACACAGAGCGATATTCGCTTGAACCGGTGCGCACCTGCTCCATCTGTCCAGTGTCATCAGGAAAGGACAGAAAAGCATGATCAAGGAAATCAACCCGGCGATCACCGCCAACATCGTTGCCCTTCGGGATACGCTCAAAGCGGCCGCCGCTAAGGCGGACAAAGCGGCGGCCGCTATCGAGGCTGGCAATCGATATGGTGCGGTCGGCTCCATCGCCGGGCTCGAGCGGGAAATCGACCTGGCACGGGCGCTTCACGGCGCGGCCATAGGGCTCAACCTGCAGGGCTGACCTCAAGCCCCTCGCGGCCCTATAGGGCCGCGAGGGGCGGCCTCCCTTACCGTCTGCCGTTCCTCCCTGACGCGAGCATGCGTCCGCCTCGGCCCCTCCTTCGGGAGGGGCTTTTTTTATTGGCCGGAGAGCTTCTTTTTTTCCCGTCCGGCTATTGCTCCTGCACTTGCGAGCGTCGATCCGCGCGGGACGAGGCGAATGCGGGCGGGATCGAATTCACGGCATTGCATGAGCTCGTCGATGATGCGAGCAAGGTATTGCCGCCACGCACCGACGCAGGGAAAGCCGAGCTGGTCTGCCTCGATATCGTCGGCGGGAAAGCCGATTTCGATATCCGCATCCGCCACGGCGATGATTCCGCTCGCAAACATCTCGTCCGCCGTGTCTCCCGCCTCGGCGTCAATCACGCCCCAGAGATCGGCAAGCTGGCGGAGGACGCCGGGTGGGGCATTCCGCGCACTCTTCGAACCGAGTGGCTTCCGCCATTTCTCGACGCTGGTTTCCGGCACGTCGAGATAGGAAGCGGCCTCCCGATTGGAGAGGCCGCAGAGGGATTGAAGGGCGGAAAAGGGGGTCATTCGTTTTCCCGATCGGCCAGCATCTGCCGGTATTGATCATCCGTGCCGCTGAACATATCGTCGCGGTCCCAGTAGCCGGAAGCGATCACTTTTTCGAAAATCTCGTTTTCGGCGGCCTCGCGATCATCCTCGATCGAGTAGATGACGGTCGGGGTCCAAGGCTTTCCCGCGTTCGGCTTGCGGTGCCAAAGATCAAATCCGGTTTCCCCATTGTCGCGGATTTCCCACTCGGCGCCGTCATGGCCGAGAAGTTCAGCCGCGGCTTCCCGAGCGGAGAGGCCGGACAGCACGTCCTCATTGCGGAAATCGGCGATGGTGAAGGTGGTGTTCATTTCGGAGCCCTTTCGGCTTTTCGGCCAACCCTGCGTCGGCCTCATAAAAATAATATAGTGCGGATAATCCGCACATTCAAGAGGGCTCGGAAGTTTCTTTTGGGAACGGCTCGGCGCTGTGGCTGCCATTATGCGAGGGCATGCGGATCGAGGTATTCGTGCGGCCGCAATTCGAGCAGCGGAAGCGCGTCAGCATCCATTCGCGGGGTGCATCCGGCCCCCAGCGCGCCACGAGCGGCGCGAGCCGCACGGCCCTGTGGCGGCCGCATCCGGGCGTGTCGCAGTAAAGCCGGACCCAGCCCGGCGCCTCGGCGGCGAGCTGGCCGATGGTGAGAATCGGGGCGAGGTTGGGAAAGACGTGCGGCAT